TCATGGGACGTCTCCCTGCCACCAGCATGTGGCCCATCCGCCGGTGCCGCCTGGGTGCTCGATGGCGTTGCTCCACCAGGCGACATTGGCGCCGACGTGATACGGGTTGGTTGGATCACCCAAGCCGGATAAGGCTGCGGCGCGAGCCCAACTATCAGGATGGAACTGTGCGACTGACCAGTAAAAGTCCCCCAAGGTCCAGTCCCAGAACCAGCCACGTCCACGGTTCTCGCATTCCAATATGACATCGGTTACGAGATGCTCCTCCCAGGCGGGGTTCCCGCCGTAGTCTCGGTATCCGGCGCGGAAGGCGGCTTCGGGGGCGGACTGCGACGCCTGCATAGGGGGCAGAGGGGTTGACTCCAACCCGCGTGCCATGTTCTGTGATAGCGCCACCTCGCCTCCTCGCTCATTTCTGGGTGCCAGTAGCCCTGATTCTGCCGCCAGCGCAGCCTCGCTACGATCCCAAGCAGCCGTCGCAGGGCTTCCGCTAGGTAGGGCATCTACCACCATCCCAGGCCATAGCCAAGCAGCAATATGCTGTTGATAAGAAGCAAAGCTGGAACCACTAACCTGAAGAACCTGTACATCTCTTGCTCCTCCTATCCCCGCTCCCGCTCCGGCCAGCAGCAGGACGAGGGCTCTCAGGGCGATACGTCAGTCTCTCCGCTTTGCACCGCCGCTACGGGCTCAGAATGGGCACCAACGATTAGGTCTCCTACCCAACGGTCTACAAACCCGCCAACATCTCGTGTGTCCCCGTAGGCCAACTCATCATGATCCTTTCGGAGATGCTTCTTGAACGCCTTGATGAAAGGGTCGAGGTGCCCGCCGAAACAACACCAGTAGTCGCATCCCCCGATTGGGCAGAGCACCTGTCCCTGGTACGTCTTCGCCATCATCCCTCACCCTTCGCTGGGCCTGCCGGGGCAGCGCTACGCATCGCCCCACCTGCGGAGGTAGGCGCTCAAGATCGCCGGGTGCTGCAGCGCATCGAGCAGCGCGCTGATCCCTGCCGCAGTCTTGCGACGCACCCAGCGGTGGTGCCGCTGCTGGACATGCCTCTGGGCGCCGGCGTGGACGCTATGCGCTTCCCACTGGGGCTTCTTGCTCATGGCCCTCCGTGGCCTCCTCGCCGGGCTGACCCAGGTCGTGCAGGATCTCGTCGCACTGGTGGCGCGTCAGTAGGCGCGTGGCGAAGGCGTTGCCATCGATGGTGTTGGGCGCGTGCTGCTCCAAGTACGCGCGGAAGAGCTTGGCCTCGCCGCTAAACTTCGCCGCCAGTTCGTCGCCGACCCGTTGCCGTAACTCGCCGATGGGCGTCTCGCCTTCAGCTTGCGGCTCCGGGCCCGGCTGGGGCTGGGGCTCGCTGGTGATCCCCTCTTCGTCGGCCTCCGTCAAGCTCGCCGGTTCTGATGCCTCCTGTTCGGTCACGTCAACGGCTTCACCCTCCATGTAGGGCTCAACCGATTCGAACATCTCACCGGCCTCCTGGACGCTGGGCAGGCCCTCGAGCGCATTCACGGCGTCGGGCGCCATGAGGCGCACGCCGGTTCGTACCGCTGTCCAGACGAGCATCTGCTTCGGATAGAGCGCCCAGGTTGCGTTGCCGGTGAGCTTCGCCCGCTTGGCGTCGTCCATCGTCGCCTCGAACACACCGGAGCGCCCGCGGTAGGTGAGCCGCACCTTGGCCCGCTCCGTCGTGCGCTCCAAGATGTCGCAGCCTGCCTTCGGGTCGCGGGATTGCATGAGGCCGAGCATGAGCTGGGCCGACGGCTCGGGGCGGTTCTTGACGATGTAGATTTGCTTGAGCGCGGCGAACGGCCGGACGCCCAATTCGAGGCCGTAGAGCATGACGACACGGGCCTCGTCGGAGTTCATCCGGCGCGCCTTATCGCCGGACCCGATCGTCGGAAGCAGGTTGCCTCCCGCTGCCGCCGTCTGGGCGATGCTGGCGATCATCGCCATGTCGGTCTGCGTCGGTAGCAGGGCCGTTGATGGCTGCACCTTGTAGGGCACGAGTGCCCGTCCTCGCTTGTCGCTCATCTTTCGTACTCCTCTCACATGCCAGCAGTGGCCGGCGCTGACGAATCCTGGACACGTGCATACCGCGGCGAACAGGTTGTAGATGACTCGGTGGCGCTGGCCCGGCATCGAGCACGAGGCGAAGTAGCGGACTCGCGGCCTAAAGGCGCGTAGGTGGGCCCGTTTCTCCTGGCGCCGGATCCGGTTGCGCTCACGCGCCTTGCTGGTTGCCGCCATCATTCGGGTGCCTCGAATCCTGGGCAGTAGGTCGAGCACCTGGGATCGGCTCGCTCAGGGAAGCGTTCGATGGCATGCGCAGTCTCGCTACACAACCGACATCCGCCATCGGGCCTGTGGTCGCGCCGATGGTGACGGCAGTGAACGCAGCGGTTCTGTGGCTCGTAAGTCATTTCACTAGCGCCTGTCCTTGGGCACACCAGGGCAGTACCGAGCAGTAATCGGCGCAGCGCGCACTAACACCAGGTCGGTGCTCGATGCGGTGGCTGTCACCTTCCAGTTTGCCGAGGAGCCCTACGGCCTCGTCCTCGCTATCGAACAGCTTGACGGCCCGCTTCTTGCCGCGCTTCATGACCGCCCATTTCTCCGGCCTCGCCCAGCGCTCCTCCGGCGAACAGGGCGGCCAGCGATGGTGCTGACGTGCCTCCTGGTGCAGTGAGACGCGCCGCTCTAGGTAGCGCGTCGCTTCTTCAGCCGGCCAGAGCCTGACCTCCCTGGCGATGGCCTGTGCGCCGGGGTAATCGTCATCGCCCGCCCGCGACTTCTGCCAGTCCCGCAGGATGGCGACGACTTGGAGCCGCTTCACGTCGAACCCGTGATGCCGCAAAAGGAGCGCGTATAGGTTGAGCTGCGCCACCCACTCCGCCTTCTCGCCGAAGACGAAGGACCAGGCAGACGTTGTCTTGAAGTCGCTCAAGGTGCCATCGGCCTCGAATAGATCGGGCTTGCCGCTCACCGCCCAGCCGTCCACCTGCATTATCAGCCGCTCCTCTTGGAGCGCGTTCTCCGTGGCTACGGCTTGTAGGACGTAGTGCATCGCCTGGCCGTAGAGCGCCCAGATGCGATCGGCGGCGTCCTCCGTTATCTCATGATCGTGCTGACGTTCGAGCTCGAGTATCTGTGGTGGCTTCACCAGCTCGGTGACGCTGATGTCGCCAACTCGCCGGTAGATGTCATGCTCAACAGCCCGAACAATCGGTACTGGCAGGCCGTGCTTGTTGGTGATCTTCACTTGCTCCCCCCTATCAGCGTGGCGGACATGCGGAAGCGCTCCTCCTGTATTGGTGCCCAGTGAGCGCAGCCCTCGATATGCTCTTCGCGGCCCGCTTTGGCGATAGCCTCGTCTTCGCTGTTGGCGTCGACGACCGTCGTGAACTTGCGGATGATCTCCATGTAGACGATGTATTTCACCTTCGTTGTCTCCTTATGCCACCGCCGATGCTTGGCGGGATCTCGCACGCTGAACGACGGCCCGCACTCGGCGCAAAACATCTGGATCATGGCGGTAGCACCAAGGCTCCTCTTGGTCGATGGCGATGGCGGGCCTACCACAGCGCCCAGCGTGCAGCGCTGCATCACCGACAGTCAGCCTCATGATTCCGGCCGCACACGGCACGGCGCCGCCGGTCCCGCCACAGACGAGGCACGCAGCCCGCGTCTCGTGGAAGTCCTCTTCGTAGCCCCGTCCACCGCAGCGGGCGCAGGGGGCTGTCGTTGCTCGCTTCATGGCTATCCTGCCCGCGCCGTGATGCCTTCCTCGCTTACCACCTTGACGCCAGCGATAGGAGGCCTACCATGCAACGACCGCGCCAAGCCGTTCAGGATCCCCATGTTTGGCTGGAGGTAGGTCAGCGAATGTTCTCCCTTGGCGCACGCCTTGACCAGCGCCCTAAAATCGCTCACTTCGGCGTGCCAAGTGGTACGAATGTGGACGGCCCCGCTGGGCGCCTCCGCCAGCGCCACAGTCGGTGCCTGTACCGTCTCGGCGCGCTCCTCTAACGTCTCCGCACGCCCAGCACGGCCCGTTTCGCGGTGGGCTTCGGCTTGCCTCAGCAAATCGCGCCGTTCGCGCTCCGCATCGGCGTCGAACTTGGCCTGTGCTTCGCGGCGTTGACGCTCCTGCTCTTGGGTATAGGTGAGCATGGCACCCTTGATCGTCCGTTCGGCGCTCGCCAGCCGGTCCACTGCGGGCTGGAACACCTCCAAGACCCGCTTCTTGGCGGCATCCATCGGTCGCGTGATCGACAGTCGCAGCGCCGCAAGGGCGTTCTGGCGGGCCTTGATCGTCGTGAGTAGCCCGCCGCTGGCCGCCAATTGTTCAGACGTCTCAATCGTGAGGCCGTCTGCCGATGAGACAAGCGCGACGATCTCCTCTGTCTCGCGGGTCGCGGCGGCCTCCGCCACTGCAATCGCCCCAGCTTGTGTCGTCTTTACGCTGTCCTCTGTGGTCATTGTGGTACTCCCTCCACCGCCTCGCGTGGGAGGCTCGGCTAGCTCACGTCCCGCCGTGTCATGTAAACGCCGATCATCAGCCCCAGGCCCGCTATCAGCGCGGGCAGCAGGCGGAACAGGAGCGGGATCTCCGCGATCATCTCCTCCAAGGGGTTCAACATCGGCTTCCTCCTTGTGCCGGGACGGGCAGGTGCAGTTGTAGGCTGCGCTGGCGCCGACGAAGCGCTTATGTAGACGCACACCGCAGTGATCGTCGTATAGATGGACGTGCTGGCACCACGGGCACGTCATCGCTGCGCCTCCCCGCTGGCCACACCCACGCCGGAATCGCAGCCTCGACAGTCGTAGCCGAACATTCCCTTGGCCAAGCAGTTGGCTGGGTGATGGTGGCAGCGTCGACACGGGAGAAGCCCTACTTCGAGTGCCTTCCGCACGGTGCCTCGGTACTGTCTCTCACCGCAGCTGCTTCCTTTGCGGTGATAGCGCCGCCGAGGGCCATTCCACGTAACGAACCGGAGTATTATCCCGCTCATCGCTGCGCCTCCTGGGTGGCGATGGCGGTACTCACCTTGGCCCCCATTCCCGCTGGCCAGATATGCGCCGCCGCACGGCACTCGCGCCTGACAGCCTTCAGCGCCGCCAGCAGCGCCGCGTTCTGGGTGCACAGGGTGTCGCGCACTTCGTATAGACTGCTCAGGTGGCTCAGTCTATGGATTGAAGAATCTAGCTCCTCCGTCGGTATCCCTGCGCAGGCGTTCACGCAGGCCACGATGCGGCGGGCGTTGGCGGCTGAGTCAGCTAGGTAGTCGTGGCATACCGCCACGACGGGATCATCCGGCACGGCAGGCCCAACGTAGATGTACCCGCCCCTGCCGTCGTAAACCTTCCACGGTTCCGGCGTGTGCTGCGTCTCACTTGCCGTGGTCATGGCGCGGGCTCCTCATCGGTCTGCCGTTCGTCCATGACTGACACCGACCATTTCTTGCGATGCCTCCACAGCGGCCATGCCAACCAGCCCATGACACCCAGCACTAGCATCCAGGAGCCGAAGGCGCCGCCCCACCAGACCGATATAGGGCAGAAGGCGATGGCGTTGCCGCACATAGTACAGACATCGGAGCCAGGCGGAAAGACCGGCTCACCGCAGCCGCCATCGGGGCTTGGCAAACAAGGGTCTGGCTCCGGCGTTGTCGGTGTATCGCACTCACCCTTCGGGCCAATGGGCTCTTCCCAGCATGATTCATCGTCGGCCCTGGCTTGGCTCACTGAGCCGGCCAGCAGGGCTGACAACGCCAGCAGCACAACAAGGATAGATGCGCTAAGTAGTGCATACCTCATCGCAGCGCCGCCCGTAGGCGCTCCGCCGTGCCCTCTATGATGCCTAGCTGCATGGCGAGCCGCGACGGGCTACTGTCCACGGCCACATGCGCTGTCTGGATGATGCGATCCACCATCGCCAGCAGGTTTCGGTCCGGCGGCACGGTCATCACGTCGGCATGAAGGCGGTCTAGCGCCTCATCGCTCATCTCGGTTGGCGTTTGCTGTTCGGTCATGGTATTCTCCAGGTGTCTTGTTGCAGGCCCCCGGCCCCGACGGTCGAGGGCCTGCTGCTATTTCCCTGGTGAGTGTTTCGAGAATATGGCGGGCATCACCTCCTCGGTTCTCAATCTCTGCGCCGTGACTTTCCCGACGCCCCCAACGTGGGCGGCGTAGTCCCGTGCGGGCATCCATGCCCGGTTCGGCGCGATCCCTGCGCGGCGCGGGGAGGAGAGTCGGAACGCTGGTGGCAAGGCCATGGGGGACACGGCCTTCGCTCCGACTCCCTTCTCTGCGCCGCCCATCATGGCTGCGCTCCGTTGCGGCCGTGGTAGCGCTGACGCGCCCTCGCGTTCTGCCGCTCTCGTATCTCTGGTCGCTGATAGTAAATGCGCGAGTACTCGCGGTGCTTGCTGCGCAACCGCTCCCGATGCCGCTGATAGTATTCACGCTGGTAGGCCGCTTCCTTTAGCTGATCACACATCGTTCCGCCCCTCGCAGTCTTCTTGGGAAGGCGCTGCCCGCATCTCCGCCTCGCGGCGGTGGAAATCAGCTTCGGCAGCGGGGAGGTCGTTGCTGAGAAATCCCTTCCGTCCGACTTCGACGATATGGCCAGGAGCATGTCCTGGCGGCCCCTGATTGACGCTCCAACTTGTACCATGAGGAATCGTGCGGCCCTTACAGGGCTGCTGATGCTTCGAGAGATCAACTAGATGAAGTATCTGCCCATCCCAGTGAACACAGCGGAGAATCCAAGCTGGACAGCCGCACTCGCGTTGCGCTAGGCCGGGCTGGGGGCTAGGACTTGTCATCGCGCCCATCCTTCGTCAGCCCCAGCAGGCGCCGCAACACCTTATTGTGAGACTGAAGCCCGAACTCCTTCTTCAGCTCGATGAGCTTAGCATCAACGTCAGGGCCGATCTTGATGAGTTTCTTGTAAGCCATGCCGCCACGGTAGCACGGGGGGAACCCCATTGTCAAGCAGGCCATTCGGCCCTACTTGGTGGGGCCATTCGGCCTGGTCAATTACGAGCAAATACGTCCAATCGCAGAGGTTGCGAGATTATGCGCCTACCCCGCCAGCGCTGCTCCCGCCTCAGAGACCTTCGCCTCTAGTTCCGCTACCCGCTCGGCCAACTCCGGCGGCAGCGGGGGGATCAGTTCGGGTGCCGTAGCATGCTCTGCCGCGTGCTGCTCTAGCCAGCCTTGCTGAAGCTCGTTGATCCGTTTCTGAAGTTCGAGTGCGCCCTGCTGTAGCCCGTTCTCCGCTGTGAGGCGAGCCACATCTTGGCGTAGGTCCTCAATAGCGCTCATGTCGTCCTCCTCCTCGATCCAGTCCATGTCAAAGCTGTTGCGGTCTACCGTAATACCCGCCAGGGGTACGCTGCCCGCATACTGCTCACCGATCACCTTGTCCAGCGTCCAGCCGCCGTAGGACGCGCTGGCGAAGTCAATGTCCGGGTCGCCATCATAGTAGGCGTTCCAGAGAGGGATTGCCTGGAAGCCCTGACGGTCGCCAAAGTGATCCCGCCACCACCAGCGAGCCGTATAGATGCAGGGTCGCTTGTTCAGGCGCCGGACTTCCTCGATAGCCGCCATGATGGTGATTGTCGTGATGCCGTCGATCTCGCAATCGATGGCGACGAAGCAGAGTTTGTCCCACATGCGGCCGCAGGCCTTACGCCCTTGCTCGACGGCGCGGCGCCCGCCGCCGGCATTCAGCGCGACATAGGTGGCGACCTTTAGGCCGGCGGCATCAGCGCGGATTAGATTCCCTTCTGCATACGGGTTCGCGCTCAGGCCATGCCAGGAGCCGACAACCGCGAGACGCTGGCCCAGCTGGTATAGTTCACGCCACTTGGCCTCGCTCACGCTACCCTGATAGACGCTGATGTCGATGCCTTCGGTCCAGCGGATCATCTCAGCCCGTCCTTTCCATCATTCGGCTTGACCACTTACCCTTCCAGAGCTTGCGGCACAGGGCGTGGATGGCCTCAGCGGGAAACTGCCGGCAGGAGAACACGTCCGCGAAGGCGCGGTCCGCCTGGATGTGGACGGAGACGTGCGACTCGGCGATGACGACGAACCCGATCTGCGGGATGTCATGCCCAGCGCCAAGACGCTCTCCCAGGCTGATGAACGGCTTGCTAATGGCCGTCAGCCCCGTGATCTCGACGGCTCTGTGCAGGAAGGTCTCGATGTCGCCGCGCTGGCGCCTGATACGGAGCCCGTCGAGGGTGAGGTGGTAGCCGGTCACGTGACCGCCTCGAGCGCGACCATTACCCACTCTCTAGCCCAGTAGAGAAACCAGCCCAGGATGTAGAGATAGGTCACGGCGCACTGGGTCATGGCTAACCTCCTCTCTTCGGCAGCCGTTCCTCAAGAATGATCCGGCTGGCTTTCACCTCGTCACTCACGTCGCCCATCGTCTCTTCGATGCGGCCTAGCGCCTCATGGATAGGTTGCAGCGCCAGGCTGGGATTGCCCAGACCGTAGGGGCATTGCGACTCCGCATCCTGTGTCTTCTTGTCGTTCCGCCCGTTCCGCCGCAGAAGGACGCCCACGAGCCCTATGAGACCCAGGATGATCGGGACGGTAGCCCCTAGCAGTATGCCTTCGGTCTCCATTACCGCGTCGCCGCCTGCCTCAAGATCGCCTCGCCGAAAGACAGCACCGTCTCCAAGCCATCGTCGGTGCGGCGCAGGGTATGGAAATATGTGCCGGGTGAAAGCGAGAGCGTGTCAGCGTCGGCTATCGTCACCTCGCACAGACCGTTTGGCCCATCGGTGATCGTGATGCCAGAGCCGGTCGTCTTGGTGATAGCCGCCGTAGCTGTTGCTGGCCGCTCTCGCATGACCCACTCAAGAGCATAGCCGGTGATGTCGACTACGGCGTCGTTCTCATCCAGGACGGTAAAGCGCAGCGTCCGGTCCTCGCCAATGAACCAATGATCAGTCTGTTGGATCGGTGCTTCTTCGCTCATGCTTCCCTCGCTGCTAGCTCGATGACGGGCGTCTCGGACGCGGCCAGCTCGACCACCGGCGTCTCAGAGGCCGCGAGCGTGATGATCGGTGTCTCGGACGCCTCGAGTTCGATTGCCGCAACGACGGCAGGTACGCCGCCGCTTATCGCCAAGGGCGTGAACGCTTGGCCGAAACTCCCCAGCGTCCGGCCTCTGACAGCGGGCATTCATCATCCTCCAGCCGGTGCGAGAGCTGGGCTTTGGAGCTCGATGTTCCATTTCCCTGGTCGCTCCCACCAGGCGGGGTTCGTCGGGATGCCCCAGCCCCGGACACGGAAGGGCTGACCAGCGACTACCGCCGGCCCGCCGCTCACAGTCAGCGGCATGAAGGCTTGTCCGAAGGAGCTAGGCGTTCGTCCGTTGACAGCGGCCATCTCAATGCTCCAAAGTTATGGGCCGCTTGCCGTCTGTCGGCTGCCCCTCAAGCGGCCGTATCTGCACGTCCATCTCAAACTTCGATTGCAAGAGCCGTCCGGTGACGCTGACGCCCATGAGCGCCTGCGCCCTGACGTGCTCTTCCGATGGCCCCTCAAGTTCTCCCGTAACGACGACGGCGTATCGGTATCGCATCCCTACACCCCGACCACGAGCTCGTCAATCGGATCGGCGCTGGCGTTGACGGTGATGGTCTGCGACATGTGCAGGGTAGCGCCATCCGTGCGGTAGACCTTCAACGTCCCGGCATCGTCCACGATCCGACTCACCGCCTTCAGGACGGCCGTCGTGAGCGAGTGCAGAGGCGCCGTGGCCTCCACCTGGTCGATGTCCCGCTTCAGGATCGCGTCGGCGATTTCGGTGGCGGCGTCTGCTGCCAGCGCATCGGCGTCGACGGCGTCGGTAGCGATGGCGGCTGCGGTGACTACGTTAGCGGCCATCGCCCCCGCGCTGGCATCGACGCGACCGCTAACAAGCGCATTGACCGTCGATCCCAACCACTGCCGCACGTCCACAGCATTGGCGGGTAGTATCTCGTAGGTGTTGGTGGTAATCGCCTGCGTGAAATCTGGGGCGACTGTGATCGTGTCGGTGGCAGGATTGAAGCCGGTGATGAGTCGCACCTGACCGGCGGCGGACCCCGACGTGATGAGGAGCCAGCATCCCTTCCAGTAATCGGTATCGGCCTCGGTGAGAGCCGCATCTACCAAGGTCGAGGCGGAGCCACTGTCGGCAGTTCCATTCGCCAGCGACCTGAGCTTCGTCACCGCGTCAGCCGCGAGAGCGTCGGCGTCGATGGCTCCGGTAGCTATTGCGGTGGCGTCGATGGCACCAGCCGCGAATGTCGCAGCATCGATGGCCGCGTTAGCGATAGCCGCCGCCGTCACAACGTTCGCTGCCATTGCCCCTACGCTGGTGTTCACCCGCTGAGAGACCAGAGCGAGGGGAGCCGTACCTAGCCACTCCTTCAGATCGCTGTGTACCATGCCGTCGGTTTCGACTACGAAACTCCGGCCAGAGGTGGCTGGGTAGGCCAGATCGACAAGCTGACGGGTGACGGTGTACATGAGGTTCACCGCCGTTTTCGCCCCGCCGGTGCTGGTCTTGGTGATGGTCATCACCCGGTCGAAGTTCATCTCGCCCGCCGTGAGACTGACCTTGTAGCAGCCGGACGACGTAGCGATCTCTGTCGCCTCGTTGGTGGCATCAGCGAACGTACCGCCGTCTCCGCTTAGCTCCGTGTCCAACGCCGCAGCCGCCGTTACCAGGTCGCCGTCGGCGTCGTAGATCGGGAATTGCAGCTCAAATGCTGCGTTCTTTTTCGCGGGCCAGTCAGCCATCGCTCTTTACCTCCTCCACGCTCTCGAGGAGCGACGGCCTCAGGTTCGAGACAGTCGCCTGGGCTCCCTTCGCTCGTCTTAGCCACTCGGAGCCTGACCCATCGCTAGTGTCCATAGCCACGGTCAGGAACTCCGTGTCTTGCGGATCGCCCTTCGGGACCTTGTCTCTGCCGAGGAAGATGCCCTCGAACGTCCCCTTGCGCTGATGGACGAACCGGTATCGGTGCCTCTTCGTGAGCTTCGGACTCTCCATGTATTACCTCCTTAGTTCCATCGTCCTGGCCGGTCGCGGGCTCCCGGCGCCGTGGGAACACCCTGAGTGCGAATCATTGTGGGCTGGCCCGCCACTGCTACCGTAATCTCCACCGAGTTGACCTTGTTGACGAACAGGTCGAGCAGGTCGGCATTGAAAAACACTGGCTCGAACCGGCCAGCGGCACTGCCAGGCGTGGAGTGGCCCGCATCAATATACCTCTCGTCGTCAGCCGCACCCTCTTGATACGCTGTCTGAGCTCCCCAAGTGCCCGCTCCGTCATCGGACTTCTTGTAGAACGCGGTGAGCGTGGACTGCCAAGTCTCGCTCCCGTCCTCGTCGCCCAGGTAGGCACAATAGAGATCGTCATTGTTTTGGTCTATAAACAGCGCCGCCCCCACACAATCGTCAGAGTCCGTGACCACATCCGTCTTCGCCGTGATCGTCGGCGTAGCTAGAGTGATATCCCAAACCTTCAGGTCAGCCGTAGCGCTGTCAATATTACTCCAAGCAGCAACAATGATGTGTCCGTCGGAGTGGCGGACAACCGCACTCATCTGCATGATCAAGTTCGTGTCGGACATGCTGCCTGAGATCGAAGTCTCACCCCAAGAGTTCCCTGAGTCGTCATACTTCTTGATGCTGATCTCGTTGGCTGATCTGTCCCAGTAGATCATCACAATGTCTTGGTTGTCGGCCGAATCGTCGTCAGGAAGGCAGATAACTTCGTCAGGAGCGTCGCCGTCAGCACCATCGGTTCGAGAAGTCCAAGCGACGCCAGCATCAACCGAACGGTAGAAGCCCCGTTCACCGGCCGTATCGCCCCAGAACTGAACATACAGATTGCCGCCTACAGCCTTAGTCCCGCTAACCGCATGAGATGTTCTGTCGAAAGTGCTGCTAAAGGATGTCCCCGCGAACACAATTCTATCCGTCCCCAATGTATCCGTCGAAGTGTCGAGACTCCGATAGTGGAGATCATCACTGGTACTCTCAAGCCACCAGACATGAATGAGGGTGCCACTATCGCCAGGAGTCCACTTATCGAACCAGATGTCTAGGCTTATTGCGGTAGTTGCATCGATCAACACAGAGGCCGCCCAGCTTGCGCCGCCATCCGTGGTTTTTCTGTACCTCACATCGTTGGCCGAGTTTATGAAGAATATGTAGCCGGTGTCCTCATCGGTCCAGACGGGGCCTGACCGCTGCGCCCGAAGCTGGAATCCCGCAAATACTCCTGTATCGACTGCTACATCAGCCATCAGGCGTCACCCTCTAGACGGTCGTTGATGTCCTGGTGGATCATCGCCTCACTCGCCAGCATCTCGGCGTACCAGCCCTTGAACAACATCTGGCGGGTGGCGAGGTCGGCATCGCTGAGATTCGCCGCAACGTCCGCGTCGCCCAGCTTCTCAAGGAGGGTGGGCAACTCGCGGTAGACATCCAGGTACAGTTGCTCACCACGGGCACGCAGAGCCCTCTTAGCGGCTTTATCGTCCGCACGGGTGTCCACGTAGGCGTTGAAGGCAGCGAGGCCCGGACTAGCCATCAGACGCCTCCACCGAGTCCAGGTAGCGTTGCATCATGGCAACGCGCCCCGCCATCTCTGTGTCGGATGGGTTGTCCAGCAGCGCCGCGTCCAGGTGCTCCTTGGTATGCTCTACCGCCTCACGCACGGCAGCGCGGGCTAGGGTGGCCCCCACGCCCTTGATCGCCGCCTTGTCGGCTACGGCGCCAGAGCGTCCGTCAACGTAGGTGTTGAAGTTGGTGAGCGAGCCGAGCATCAGCTTCTAGCCTCCAATGTCTCTCCCCGCCTTATCTTTCGCCAGAAGGCGAGCCGCTTCAGCAGCCCGCTCCCGTTCGGGTAGACGACCAGCCGCCCCAGCGTCAGCTTCAGCCCACAATGGGCACAGGGCGCATACTCGCGCTGGCTGCCCACGCGGGCCAGGCGCCGTTCGCGCTCGCCGATGTAGGTGCGCTGGCGGCATCGGGGGCAGTCCAGTTCCAGCCACCTAAGCTGCCGGCGGCCAGGAACGACACTCACCGCGCCCTGCTGTGGCCCCTCGAACTCACGTAGCGGCGTCACGTGAACTCCTCTCAACGAGCTGTTCAAGTTGCACATCTGATCCACTGTCTAGGGCATCTGAGTCGAAGGTCTTGAGGATTAGCATCTAGAACAGCTCCCCCCACGTCAACGAAGCCGAAGCCTCATGGGACGACCCACTGACCGCCTCGGCAGTGATGGTGACGTGCTCGCCGGGATTCAGCTTCTTGTCGAGTTCATCAACGTTGATCAGTAGAGAGTCCGTTTTCCCCAGCGTTACCGTCAAGGCTTCTCGGCCGGTCCCCGAAGTCACCCCCGTTGCAGCGACATCGGTGGAGATCACCGAGACGGCAGCATCCACGTCCGCGAAGGCAACTGGTCCCTCCAGCGTGGACTGGATGCGTATCCTGAAGATGATGGCCTTAGTAGCGTCGGTGGCCAGAGAGATGAACTCGGGCCTCACCCGGACGCGGTTGATCTCGCCTTGGTGGATCAGGTTGTCCTTGATGGAGAGTATCGGCGTCTCCGTCGTCCCCAACCCGGTTATGGCATTCGACGCCCCGTGAAGGACGGAGTCCTCTACGATGTGCCCTTCGGCGAAGCCCGCCATCGAAGAGGTCTTGACAGTCAGGTTGCTCGTGTTCGACGTGTTCTCCGCCGTCACGTGGAGAGGCAATGTCGGGTTCTGGAGAGACGGGCTAGTGTTGGCGTTAGCGAATTGGATGGTGTGAACTGTGTGGTACTCACCGCTCCCGGGCTCCTCTATAGCGAAGGAGATGAGGCCGAAACCGAGCCACTGGTAGCGGATCTGAAACACGTTGCCCTTCGTTGGGTCGAGGACGGGGAGGGAGCCACTACCATCTGCCACATCCTGGTTCCATGAGGACTGGGCAATCCAGGTCTCCGTCGCTGCGACGCCAGCGACCGTCTCGGCGAACGTCCCTGCTACGCCCGTCGTATCCGTATCCACAAGCGAGAAGGTGCCAGTCTTGTCGCCGTCGCTCCAGGCTTTGAAGATCACGGTGGCGTTGTGGACGCTCGCACTCCAGCCGCCGCCGGTGTCGGAGAAGTCCGCAGCGGCTATTTTTACTGCCACCTCCCGCGCGCTATCACCACTGACGACCGCGACGGTCTTGGCCACCCCATCAAGATTGATGGTGATGTCGCCCGATGCCGTGACCGCCCCGCTGGTAATGGTTACGGTCTGGACTTCGGGCTTGCCCTTCTCCCGGCGGAGGATGGAGAACGTCGCGCCGTTGTAGCCGAAGAATAGCCCATCGCCGACGTCCCCGATTCCGGCCAACTGGCGGGAGTTAGCCACGCCCGTTGTGAAGAGAGCCGTGAAGCGGACTAACGCGCCCTGGCCCGGCTCGTACTTCAGCGCAGTCTTGGAGAGCATGTGGGCACCTGAGTTGGCTGCCGCACCGCTCTGCACCACCGCCATGCCGTCAGCCTGGGTGATCGTGCCCGAAGCGTTCTCCTGCTTCTCGATCAGTTCGGTGTTGATGTTGTATGGGAATTGGAGCTGGACAACCGGTGTGGGCTGGGCTACCAGCGCCTCCCCGAAGGCCGCTCTCTGTGGTTTGTCTACGAGTAGATGACTCATAAGATATGCCACTCACTCCCATCGGAGATTAGCTTAAGGGCATTATACTGCGTGGAGATGACTTGGGTATTCTCACCATCTATCGTCTCTGCACCGTCGCCGGCGACGGTGACAGCGTTGACCGTCGCATCGATCTTCTTGATGTAGAACACCTTGCCCGCCCTCCCCACCGCTGTCGGCAGCGTGACGGTGAACGTCCCCGCCGCGGCGTCACAGAGGATCACGGTGTCGGAGTCGGTCGCGGTGTAGGCTACAGTCTTGGTGACGAGGGCCAGCGACTCTGTCTGATCACCTTCCAAATCATTGATCGCGCTGTGGATTTCGCTCATCGCTTCTGCCGTGATATGCAGTCGCACGTTCGCCCCAGCCAGATGGGCAGCCGGCGACGTGCCTTCCTCGCCACGGCTGAGGCTTGAGAGGACGTCGCCCGACCGCCCCTCGACCTGTAGAATCTCATCATCGCTAGTGATGCGGAACGGGAATGTGCTGGGGAATTCGGCTCCCTCTCCAGCCTGCAGCGTAAGCGAGACAGCAACATCGGAGATACCAGCGACCAAGGTTCCGGCAGCGCGATTAGCTGTCTTGAGAAAAATCGTCGCTGTCATTCGACTCTCTTCTGATTGCCGCGTTCTACGGCCTCGTGCAACATGCGCTCGAAAGTCTGGGGCGGAGCCGCGAACGCGAGGCGAAAGATTGCGGCGTCAGGCGGCACGTCGGGCTGAACGAATGCCACATCCTCATCATAGAGGGCTTCATCGTACAGGACGTGATCATAGAGGGCCAGAACGCCAGCCATCTCATTCCACCTGAGCCTGCGTATCTTGTTTCAGCGCCTCGGCTGTCTGCCGAGGTAACGTCTGTGGCATGGCCCCGAGCGACACTTGGAAGATGGCTGGGTCGGTAGACACGTCGAAGCTGACAACCAACCGGGGTCCAACGCCCGAACGCAGAGCGTCTCGGAAGTGACCGTCCACGGCGTCAGATTCCTGGTCCTCATCACCTATGAATAGCGTTAGTGCGTTGCCCTCTACCCATTCAGCTAGGCTGATAATCTCCTGGGCCACGAGGCTGAGGTCGGGCGTGTCAAAATCTACCCCGGCAGTCGTAGCCGCGATGTTGATCCAAAGCGCCTGTGCCCGCGTCCTGAGATTGATGATCCGGCCGTGGCCCGTTGCACCCACTGCACCGCCATCAAACTCGGCATGAGTGGGCGTGCTGGAATTGGCCACCAGAAGCCCGTCAATCCGGGCCCTCACTTTTACCTCCGCCTGGGAAGTGGAAGCCTCCAACCTGACAATGGCACTACGGATTCGCGCCCCTCGCGGAATCGGGACATCTCGAAAGCGCGCGGCAAATGCCAGGTTCTTCGCCGCGGCGAGGAAGTATCCTATTCCTAGGTCTTGGCCCGTGAGGAAGACATGGGCTGCATCACTAGTGTGTAGCGGCACATCGCTGTCGGCTGCCACCAGGATTTCGATATCAGTCGTCATCGCTTCGGGCCCTCAAGAATGCCATGGATCTCCTCGATGCGCCGGTCGATCTGGACGCCGATCACGTTGAAATCTATAGTGACTTCGTACCCGATATCCCAGTCGCGCCGGTAAACCGTGGGCTCCAAGTTGAGCGGCATCATCCTGCCCGTTTGCGCGTTGAGAAGCGATTGGGCGATGACACGCTCGCCAGCCATGTCGAGCGAATCAGCATCCGCTTCAGCCTGCCGCGCATCGATATGACTCTCGCGCCGGAAGTCGGCAGTGATGCTGGCGGCGTCCTTCACCTCGCGTACCGTTCGGGCCCCGCCGGTCCCAGAGCCCAGCACGTAGACCGCGTTAGAGATCCGCCGCTTATCGCGGACGTACACAGCCTCGCCTACGTTGTCTCGAGAGACCGAGAAGACAACCGGCGTATCGCCGCTGGTCACGGTCGCATCGATCGGCTCGCTCACTTGGTACTGATAGCCTGTGTCGCCAGCCTTCAGCACCACGTCATGGATCACATTGCCTTTCAGGGCCAGCTCAGCGAGGACAGAGAGTAGATTTTGCCAGCGACCGTTGAAGTCAACGGTGTTGCCGAAGCCATGTGTGCCTTCCACATCGAAGGTGATCCCTGTGAGCTCGGCGTTCACATCGCGGTCGGAGTCCGATGGCGCCGTTAGATGATCTTCGACGTAGTGCTTCATGGCCGTCTCGGCCACCACGCCGCTCTGTGTATCGAAGTTGGCGCCATCGACGTTGATCTCCCGCTTGCTCAGCCAGAAGCCCTTGAGGTCCGGTCCCTTCAGTTCCCAGGTCTGCGTGATGGCGTCATACTCGGGAAAGTCCAGCACACCAGCAAACTCGGCTTCGTTATCGCGCTTCAGCTCGAAGATGGCATCTTCGGGGATCACCGACGGGTCGATATCATCCTTGTGCACTGAGATGCTAAAGGCCCCAGCCTTTACGGGCCGGCGCCACCACTGGAGCGACTTGAAGAAAGGCATCTGGCCCAGCACTTCCAGCGTGCGAGGGTTGCGAAACTGGAGCGTATACTCAGCCACCGAACCTCCGGCGGAGCGCCGCCGTCAGTTGCGCCACGGTCGGCGTCCCCTGCAGGTCGGCCACTAGCTGGGCGTCCCGATCTACCGGCGCCACCGCGACGGGCGGCACATGCGCAGCGACCACCGCGTCAAACTGGGCTTTCGTCAGCGCCCCGTCGGGCAGTGTGAGGATCACGGCATCGCCCTGGTTGCGGTGTCCAATAGACCAGTCCGTCTGCCCTGCCGCCTCACCGATCTCGGCACAGATGGTACGGTCATGTTGCTCGCGAGTTAGGATGAAGTCCATTATGCGATCCTCCTGGCGACCATAACCGAGTCGGCGTCAATGGATGTGTCTTCCGCCACAGCGGTATTCTGCGCCCACTGGAAGGTCGCCGTGCCAGCGGTACCAGCATTAGCCAGCAATGCCCAAACATGAAGCTGGCCTATATTGGTGGTGCTGGTGAGTGGTATTGCCGTCCCAGGCGTTGTACCTTTCCCTGCCCCTCCCACATCATTAGTCAATCCCCACATGTTTGCGAGGGCCATCATGGTCGCGCTCGCGGGTAGTGTAAAGGTGAATTTGAAGTCGGATGCAATCGCGATGGCAACGATTGCGTGAATCTCTACGATCCAGACTTCGTTCGCTCCGATTGAGAACGCAAAGTCTGGATCGTCGTTCAAGCTGTCATCATTATTGATAGTCGTGATTGCGGCCTTGCGCACGGTGATGATCCGATCAGGAGATGCCCATTCCCGCTCGCTGGCCAGCGCGGTGATTGCGCCGCTCGGTGCGATCTGGAAGCTCGCCAGCGGTATCTCCCAGGTCACGCCATCCACTTGGGTCAGCGCTGGTAGCGCGCTCACGTCGTCTGCGCTGCTGATGATGGTGATGCGCACGGTGCGGGCCGACCAGTCCCTACGGAGCACACACCGCCGGCCCGTGGTAGCGGCACCACCAGGATCGTTCGTCGTCTTGCTCTCCTCGGCGTCGCTCTCGTAAATCTTGCCCTGAACGAGGGCGCGGCCCGTGGCGATGGTGATGTTGTTGTCGCCGGTCGAAGTGACGGCAAGCTCGTTCAGGATGCCGGGCACGACGCCCACATTGGCTCCCACGGCGAGGCCCAGCGTCTCAAGGATCAAGTCCCAATCGTCGCCGCTGTACGGCCCCCCGTCGCCTACTCCGTCCTGCCAAGGTCGTGATAGTTCTGTCATGGCGTCACACTCCTACAAACCTCGTCAGGTAATCCACGTTCGCCGTCACGGTCCCTGAGCTGACGGAGAAGGTGATTACATTGTTTCCCGGCTCAAGCGTCCAGAACTCGCTATCTGCGGAAAGGAAGTCTATCTTTGAGATGCTGCCAATCTTGGCCGTTCTCAGCTTCGAGTCGATCACTAGGCTCTGGCCGGCGTTGATTGTGAGCCCCACAAAGTGGAGCTTCTTCCCCGTCGTGGTGTTGCGGATGATGGGAACCGTGCAGGCGCCGGGCACGGTGATGGTGGGAAAGCTCGCCATGTTCCCCAGATTGTTGATGGTGGTGGTGCCCGTGCCGTCCTCAAACGAGAGCGGCACGGTGATCGGCACGGACAGTCCGGAGCCGCTGTTGGCGACGGTCTCTTCGTTCAGCGTCGGGTCGTACCAGGTCGGGTCCGGGCAGCGGAACGAGATAGCCACCTTGTCCATGAGCGGGCCACGGTAATTGTTGAACCGCGGCCCGTCTTCCACTAAGCAGTCGATGGCGTATAGGGTCGACGCCGGGGTGTACTTCAGCGTGCCAACGCCAAGCCGTGGGTTGAGCGCCGTGAGCAAGGTCTGGTGCTGATCCTGGAGGTCTGAAAAGCTGCTGCCCCGCACCGTCAGGTTGACGCCCAGGAAGCGCGGCTCGAAGATCATGCGCTTGTGCGTCTCGCCGTCCCGGTTAGGCGTCTTCACGGTGTCCTGTACGATGGGGGGCATACCAGCGTTGCGGAGCGCGCCCAGGAGCGAGAGCACTGTGCCGTCATCGAGGTCGATCACATTGCCCTCTGCGTCGGTGTAGGTGAGAGCCGTGATGCCCATGCTACACGCCCTCCGCCGCTAGCTGAGCGCCCAGCTCTAGGCCGGCCCGCTCTACCGCATTTGCGATGGCGGCCGGCGAACGCTCCTCTACGATGATGGTGATGTTCTGAACGATGCCCTGAGCGGGCAACCCAGCGGTGAGCGCCGCCGCTGCGCCGCCTTCTGGCACGGGCAGGCCAGGCCCCCCACCTCCTGGGGGAAGGATGGTGCCCCTGTTGAAGGCCTCCCAGATTTCCTGTAGCTGTTCCGGTGTTAAGCCAAGTCCCGCCGCCTGCCGAAGCGCACCCAGAGCGTCATTCGCTCTGTTGGCAGCGTCGGCTATCGCATCGATTGCGTCGGCGGTATCCTGGGCCTCCTGCTGAGCATCTTCGAGAGCACCAATGAAGGCTAGCCATTCCTGCACCGATAGACCCAACTCCTGCGCCAGCGCCAGGAGCGCGTCCTGTAGGGTCGGTAGCTGGATGATGCCCAGTTCGTCCAGCACGGCCAAGAGATCATCACGGCTCACCCCCGCCAGGTCAGACACCGCCCCGATCGCGTTCTGCACCGCGCTCAACTCATCACGCAAGCTGCGCGTCACCTCATCGGTAGCGGTGGCAACATTCTCCTGGGCTTCCTCCAGTGCGGCGAGTTCGGATACCAGCAGCAGCACTTGAGTCTCCGTCATCCCCATTGCGCCAGCGACAATGCGAATTGCATTTCCTAAGTCCGCCGCCTCATCTCGCAGGCCAAAGAACTTCTCCAGCACCTTGACGGATACCCCGGCTAGATCTGCGAGGATCGCCAAAGCCTCTTGGAACACTGACCCCCCTACGGCCAATGATTCCCACATCTCCCGTGCTTCCCGGGCCGCCTCCTCCAACTCCCGCGCCGCTTGCTCGGCGGCCCGTGCTGCATTGTCAGCCATCGCCTGCACAAAGGCGAGTTGATCGCCTATCGTCATAAAGTCCGCCGCTTCTAGTTCGCGCATGAGACGAAGCAGCGCCTCAGGTGCTATCGCCGGCATGTCAAGGATGGATTGTTGGAGCGCCTCGGTGATGGCCTCGCCCATCGCCTCGCCTATTGCTTCGCCCGTCACTATTCCAACCCCTTCTGATCCAGCAAAGGGCTCAGATGGCGGTACCATTGGCGGGAGCGTTGGCGGTTCCAAGATGATCCCTAGTACCTGCCGCTGGGTGAGCGGCTCGATACCGGCGCCCAGAGCGCGGGCAAACTCGGCCCATGCCTGGTGCGTCTCCCTTATCTTCCCACGCAATGCTTCTACACCGCCGGCCGCATGAATCGCCTGCAATGCCAAGACTTCGAAGGCCGTGGTGTCACGGACCCCGGCTTCGAGATCGATGATTGCAAGCCGGACCTCATCGATTTCCTTTCGCACCTTGTCAAGAGCCTGTTTCGAAGAGGTAGCACGCTCACCGAACGCCTGGAATGCCTTACCTACAAAGGGCAGTTGATTGCTCCCCAGCGTCGCAATTGTGACCCTGAGCTCAAGCGCGGCCTTAATGAGTTCCAGGAACTTCAATTTCACTCTGAGTGCGCTTTCGCCCAATTTATCATTCTCTGCCATGAGAAGCTGGATACTAGCAACTATGGCGACAACCGCAGCCGCTACAGCAATGTGAGGGAACGCCACGATCATGGCCGCCCCAATAGCCAGCAAGGCAGCGATGAGGATGGGCTTGTTCGTGATGATGAACTCGAAGAAGGTTCGGAAGGCTCCGGCAGTCGCCTCTATCACAGGCTGGAAGTCCCTGAAGAGCTGTTCCATCTTGTCCAAGGCTGCGGGCAGAAACGTTTCGATGGCCGGGATCACATCCTCGCGGAGCGTCTTCACCAGCGCTCGCAAGCCCGGCTCCATTTCCTGGCCGATGGTGAACAGCACATCCTCGAAGCCGGAGCGCAAGAGCGAGAGCTGCGCCCCGAGGCTTTCCAGTTGCTTCTCGGCCACCTCGGCAGTCGTGCCAGCAGCCTCCCGAAGCGCCCCCTCATAATCCCTGATGGCCTGAGATGTGCCCAACAGCGGCAGAATGACGCCCTGAATACGGGCACTGAAGCCCAACGCTTCTAGGGCAGCGACGCGCTGTTCGTCACTCAGGCTGGTTAAGGCGCCCTCAAGATCGCCCACAATATCGGCCAGGTTGTTGATGTTCCCAGTTGCGTCGAATACTTCAACGCCCAGTCGTTCGTAAGCATCAGCATTATTCACCGCCGCTGAGGTCATGATCCGCAAGATGCGTGCCAGGCCGGTGCCCGCGAGTTCGCCCTTCACGCCCTGGTCAGCGAATGCGGCCAGAACCGCGACGCCTTCCTCAACATCGATCTTGAAGCTCTTGAGGGCAGCACCGGCGTCCCTCGTCAGGGCGGTCGAGAATTGTTCGACGGTGGCGTTGGCGAGCGTGTTGGCCTTGACCAGCACATCGGAGACCCGCGCCATGTTCTCGATGTTCTGAGCCGTATCGTCCACCGTAAGGCCAAGAGCTGACTGTGCATCAGTGAGCAGGTCGGTCGCCAGGGCCATATCGAACATGCCCGCCTGTGCAAAGGCAGCAACTAGCGGTAGGGCGCCTATCGATTGCTCGGCGCTCAACCCTGCGCTAGCCAGGAAGAAGTACGACTCCGCCGCCTGGGTCATAGAGAACGTGGTCGTCTTCGCCACGTCGCGGGCAGTCTTCTCCATGGTCTCACGCATCGCATCATCGAGATCGCCCATGATCGCGATGCTCTTGGTCATGGCGCTGTCGAAGCTAATGAAAGTCGTTGCCGCTGCCACGGCAAGGCCGGCCAGGGCGATGGCGCCAACCATCCCCGCCCGGCGGATCACCTTACGCATCTTGTCGGCAGCGTTGCCAACCCGCCCCAGCACCTTACTCGCTTGGTCGCGAGCGCGGATCAGGATGTTGATCTCACCCGCTGTTAGGCCCAAGGCGTTGCTCCTTGCGGTCGGCTTCTACGGCCGCCCAGGCAGCCCAGACGCGAGTCGCCATCGGCCCCCTCGGGCCATCCTTCTTGTCCTTGGCGTTGTCGAGCTGTGCCTTGACGCGCATGAAGCCCCGGAGGTCCAGGACTTCGAGGATCAGACCATAGGGCGCGTTCTCCAGATCGTACATGGCCTGTGTGACGCTGCATCCGAACTCCTCACAGTAGCGATGGACGATCCAGGCAAACGGCGCCGGGTGCTCTGCGTCCTCTACTTCCTCTAGGAAGAGGAGGAAGGCTTTGTCGCTCCTTTTTTTGCCTCTGCGGTCATACCCTCGTTGACGTAGCTGACGATCTCCCGGAAGAGCCAGTCCGCGGTGAACTCGTCCAGGTCGGCGACGTTCTCTTCGCTGACTTCACACTCAGTGCTCCAGGCGGTGATGGCCGCGTTGAGCATCGTCTTCCGATCGAGCATACTGGCGTCGACGGCCGCCGGGCCCTTCTCGCGCTCTTCCTTGGCGAACACATCCAGCGGGTTGCACTCGTGACCTTCCTCTGCCTGGCCGCTGCATTTGGGGCAACGCTTGATGTTCCCCAGGCCACCCAGGCCACCCATGTCTTTGATGTTGCGCGAAGTCCGGCGAGAGAAGATTTCCCGGGCAACGTCGAGGTAGCCAGACGAGACCTTACGGATCTTAACCCACTGGCCCTCTTCGTGAGGATGGTCGAGCGTCTTGGTCATGCCCTTCGTATGCATCGGCTGTCCTTTCTTGGCCTTCTGGCCTCCTAGGATACTGCCCCCGTCGGACGGAGCGTGACTACATAGGCGTGGAAAGCACCGCGGCTCGGGTTGCGGCTGGTCATTCTGATCAAGCACTCGACCTCTCGCGTGTCGCTGGCGCCGGGATCATCGAACGTGAGCTTGAAGCTTCGCAGATCGCCCTCGCCATCGATGGTCAAGGCAACAAGGCTGTTGGCCTGGTCGTCATAGGGACCGGTGAGAACGATCTCTTGCTTCTGCTCAAACCCGACCGCCGCCCAGCGGTCGCTGGCATCACCGGCGCTCGAAAGCTCTTCGAGTATCTGCTCGACGGTATAGCCGTTGATCTCGGTCACGTAGGCCGAGATGTCTGTGAGTGCGCCGCCTACCGAGGCGTCGATCTCGATCTTGAGTGCGGGGAATCCCTGTAGTGCCATGTGCCCTCTCCTTCCTTCCTTAGTTCCGAACGAATCCCGTAGCGAATGTGCTGGTCCGGCTGCCGCCAGCGCCGCCGGTAAACTCGTGCTCTGTGAGTGTGTACCGCTCGACTTGGTCCGCCACCGTTGCCCGCTCGGCGTCCGGCGCGGACGTAACGGCAGTGAACGTGATCAGATCATTGAACGTGATATCGTCATCGCTATCCTTGATGATGATGACGATGTTGGTGCCGCCGTCCAGGTCCAGCGCGGAGACCTGGAGATAGCCGACACCGCCATCCCGCGAGCTTACGAGCGTCACCGTGCCAGCCGCACCACCAGGCCCCGAGATACTGCCGTCCACGGGGATGCTGAAGACCGTCGTGTTGATGACGGTGGCCGTGAAAATGCCGTTCAGGTCGCTGTTATCGTGGCCAGCGATCAGCACCGTATCGCCCGTCGTCAGCCCGTGAACCGCCGCCATCGTGATTTCTGCGGGGTTGTCGACCGAGCTCGATGTGATGCTCACGGCGGCCGCCTGTGTGCCCCAATCGTCTGAGGTTCCCTCCACCGGCCCCACGGCTGTCACCGCCCCGTGGGCGGCGCTGATCTGGCCCACGTCCGGGCCCTCATCAGACTTGAAGGCGATCTGCGCTTTCGTCAGCGCATCGCGGGCAGGGCCTCGTGTGATGGTAGACCGGATAGCATTTACGCCCACGCAGCGATCTCCGATCGTGTTGCTCACCAGGGAATAGAACAGCACCATCTCGCCGGCAATCGCCTCGATGGCCTGGATCAGCGCGTCGTCGTAGAAGCCATCAAAGCTGAGGTCAAATTTCGATATGCCGACGGCACTCCATTCGTCGCTAGCGTCGCCAAGGCCGTCACTCTGTTCTAGGATGGCTTCGTTCACTTCGTCCAGGTTGGTGATGAGGCCCATCACGTCATAGCCAGCCAGGAGAATAAAGCCGACGTCGGCGCTACCCCTGAGTGTCATCTGGCACCTCCTCCGGCTGCGATGCCCGCTCAGCCAGCTCAACCGATCCGCGTCTCAGCCAGCTCTCTATGAGGTCGCTAGGCGGATTGATGATCTTGTCACCCGGTGTATACCGCCTCCACTCGCCCCGCTCCGATATCGGCATGTGGTCGCCGGCGCGGATGCGATCTCGGATGATCAGCGACACAGGATAGCTGAAGCCCTTGACGCATCGGTACGTCTTGCCTCTTGGCATTACTTGACCTCCCATTCGTGGCCACAGTCCATACATGCACGATATCTGCCTTCCTGCCCAGCCCCCGTGATGTCTTCGCTATTCTTGTGCTCGCAGCCCTCGGGAGCGGGAGCGCTTGGCGCCGGCGCCCCGATGCGGTCTAGCTCTTGCTCGATGGCCGCTTCGATCAACGCCTTCGCCCCTGCTAGCTTTTCTAGGATGCTGCTCATGCGGCCACCAGTAGGATCGCGTCGATGGTGCGCCGGAAGAGCCCAGCGTCGGGCTCCTGGCCAGCAGCGCCGCCCTGTACCGTCACGTCAGTAAAGGTGCCGATGCCCGAGATGACCGCGAGCTTGAGTTGCTCGCCGATATCAGCGGCTTCTTGGCGGTCCTCTGACCATCCGGTGATCTGGTATCGCGGGTGGCTACCCACGACCGTCCCCGGCACCACCTGATCGGTCGGCTCGGAAATAACCTGATACGTCACGCAGGGAAACGCAGTGCCCGGCGGAAACGCCGTCTGGTAGATGCGCGCGGCCGGCACCAGAGTGGTCAGCCCAGCGAAGGCAGCAAGCACGTCGTACAGATCCTCCTCTATGGTCATCGCAGCGCTGCCCTCAGTAAGTCTGCCAAGGCCCTACCGAACTCGGCCGTCATCTCACGCTTGTTCTCGTCCAGGGCCGGCCGGAGGTACGGCCGCGCAGCCTGGTGGAACGTGCGCCCCAGGCTGTCCGTTCCTGCGAAGCCGAACTCGATACGCCGCGCATAGACCACATTCGTGCCCACGGCAACTACATGGCTACCAGGAGCGGGGCCGATGTCCGTGCCGGTGCTAGGGGACTCTAGGCCATCACCGAAGCCGCCTACGTGGATGGAGCGGCGCAGGTTGCCCGTCAGCACCGCGGCCTTTTGCTTCGCCGCATTCATGGCGACCAGCGCGGCGGCCCTGAGCGCGTTATCCAGAATGTTGCCCCGGTCAATAGCGTTGGCGACACGCGACAGGCGACGTTGCACGTTCTCAGCCCCGGTAATCCGAGCCTCGAAGCTGGCGACCATTACAGCAGCACCTCGCGCAGACTGAGCTTCGTCGTGATGCTCTGGGAGTCATGTTCAACACCCAGAATGTCGTAATTCACGCCGCTTGAGACGAACCGGTGTATGGCCGGCTCAATCGTGCGGTGGTCCCCGGCCAGTAGAGCCAGGTGCGTGCGGTCGGCGAAGGCGGGCAAGCGAACCTCACCCGCTGTGTCAGCAGCGATAGCGCACGCGATGTCAATGAGCTTCGCGACGTCGGCCCAGGTGTTCGTCGGGTTGCCCTTAGTGTTCGTGACCGTCTTCAACTGAACGGTCCCGGTATCCGGGAAGTGCGTCGTGCTCGTGAGGACGGTAGTGAGGCGGGAGTCGATTAGGCCCATCAGCCAAGCCTCGCTACATACAATTGGCTGGCGCTCGGCGTACAGGTAACGTTGCCGCCATCATCGTGCCCAACGTAGGCTTCGATGATTCCATTCGCCGGTACTGTCAAGATGCCCCCACAGCTAATCGATCCAGGCCGCGCCGCCGCGAGCACGTTACGCGCCCAGTCAATCCCAGCGTCAGCACCATCCAGATAGATATGCCCTGTCCACGAGGCTGCGCCGCTCACTTCGTATCCCATGTGCCAACCGATGAGATAGACACCAGCGGTAGCTATCACGATGCGATTGTTGGCAACCTGTGGATCGACACCGTTGCAGGCTACGAAGGCCGTTTCCCAGAGTGTGAACTTCTGCGCCGCCCCCGTCGCAATGACCTGCCCGGCGCTCGCTGCATGGATGGCCAAGCCACCATATCCGACGGTATGCAGCTCCGGCCAGTCCGGCCCATAAGCGCCTTCGCGACCAGCGTGTTCTACAGTCATGTCACATCCCTCAGCGCTTGCTTAATGATGCGCTCGCGGCGAGAGAACGGGTCGTACACCAGCTCCGCCCAATCGAAGGCATCACCGGGATCGCCGAGCCCGCTGTCGTACAAGGTCCGCCACTGCTTGGCCTTCAGGCGCCACTCAGCCGCAGTCGCAGCACCGTTGGTCTGGAGGTCCATGATGCGGATCACCTTCTGGATGTAGAGTTCGCTTGACGCGATGCCCTCAGCGGCCAGCGCCGCCCCGAGTAGAACTTCGCTCGCGCCCAGGTCCAAGAAGGCGTCGATAGAGGCGTCATCGAATATCTCATTGGCGCTCTCTACGTCGCCGATGAGTAGCCGGACGCGGCCCCGGTCTGTCGTCGGGTCGAATGTGAAGACGATGGCCTACCTCCGGCTGCGCTCCTTGCTCTTCGCTGGCACAGGCTTTCTGCTCAACGCTGCGCCGGGCTCCTGGTCAGCAGCCTCTACAGCCGCTACGGCCTGCACCCCCTCCCGCAACTCGACAGGTCCATTCTTGATAACCACAGGGCGGGGGCCGTCCGCCAAGTCGGCCCGCAACCCCTTCAATTCGTCTAGGATAGCCGCCAAGTATTCGTCGCCAACGGTCATCGGCCGCGACAGTTTCTTCTCTTCCATCGCTACTAGGTCGTGCCGTTGCTTCCTACGATGGCCTTCGGGTCTTGCAGGATACCGCCGAGCACATGGCGCACCTTGTACTCGATGGAGTCGGTGCCGAAGTCTCCGTCAAACGGAGCGGCAGAGCCCCCGCCCACGCGCTGGGCGTTCGGACTCTTGATGAAGATTTCCGGCTCAGTGTGGCCGCGCAGAAACCCGATCTCGACTGTCGGGCGCGCACTGGACGGGTTGGCCACGATGATCCACGACGTATCGCCGTTGGTGGTGGCGATGATCGGGATGTACGGGTTGACGTTCAGGCGCAGCCGGTTCTTCATCCAGTTCACGGCTACCAACGTCTGCGCCGAAGTACCGCCCCCGTCCGTGAGCGCTCGGATTTCGAGCGCGTTCATGATGTTCTGCGCCACAACTTCCAGGGCCGGCGGTACGACCAACTCAGCAGAGTCGATCACGATGGGCTCGCCATCGGCGTCAACCTGATTGCCGAGCACCGTAAACGCGGCCTGGAGGCCAGCCACAGATAGCGCAGCGGTGAGGATGTTGTTATTCCCCGATGCGACGTGCGTTGCATCCGGGCCGTTCGAATCGAAGAGGAGGTCGGTGACGAAGCGCTCTTCCGTCCGCCGAGCGGCCCGGGCAAAGCGCATCGGGATATCCTTCAGCGCGTCCAGGTCGTCGTTGATCATCGCCTCCCAGGAGAACGGAATCTTGCGCCCATACTTCACCACAGCGTAGGTGTACCGCGTCTCCGAGAGATTGGACTGTGGATATTCTTCCTGCTCGTTGACCTGGCCCAGCACCGCCTCAGACCCGTCAATGGCGAAGCGCCGCACACTGCGGAAGTCAGGGACCGTCTTCACCGCCGCATAGTTCGGGTAGCTGACCGGCCACTCTCGGTAGTTTGCCAAGAGCTGGCGATCCAGCACGTCGCCGAAGAGCAATGGGAAGTCGCTCGTTGTCAGCGCCTCTTGGAACGTCCACAAGGCGAGGCGCTGTCCGTCCATGGCGTCGGCCATGAGCTTCGCGGCTTCGGCAAGCTGGACCTTGTATTCCGGCCCGCTCCGTTTCAGGGACCGCACGCTCCGCCCAGCGTCACCGAAGAGGCGCCCTATCGACGCAGACTCGGCCCGGATGTTTTCGATTACCTCTAGGAATTCTGCCATGTCATTGTCCTCCTAATCTCTCAGGCCGGCCTAGCTGAAGGCGGCCATCGGGATTTCGATGAACCAGACGCGGATGGACAGCGTACCGTCGCCAGTCGTGTACTCTGCCGCGCCGTTGTTATCGAGGTCAACGGCCTTGTTCGCCTCGGGAATGAAGCCAGCCAGGTTCAGCGGGTCAATCAGCGCGGCATCGGCGGACGCCTCCAAGAGCGCTGTGCATTGAGCCTCGGAACCGATCTCGCCGATCTCGTTGCTGGCGTTGTACTTCAGCGCAAGCTGGTCGCTGTTGTTCACCTGCACGAAGTCGGTGCCGCCGTGGTCTAGGAAGATAGCAACGCGCACAGGGAAGACCGCGAGATTGGCACCCGGCGTCGGCACGACCTCAATGTTGGCGCCCAGCAGCGCGTTGACCTGAGCGGCGCTGAGCTGGGTGTCCTTGTACTGGATCAGGCCCGGCTCCACCTTGGCGCTGGTCACGGCCTCATCTGTAATCGAACCCGTCACCACAGCGTTGGAGGCCAGCGCAATCGTGGCGCCGAGCGGGATGTGCTGCACGTTGATCAGGGTGGTGGCGTTCGCGCTTACGACTTCCAGGGCGATTCCGAAGACGGCATCCATACTCGTAGCGGTGTTGTTGAGGTTCACGGACCCCGTGCCCGTGCCCGTGTCGTGGTAGTAGATGGTATCGCCGACCGCGATCCCAGTCCCTTCGTTGTCATCGACAGTCAAGTCCCAAACACCTGGCCCGAGGTCTGTGACGGTCTCAGTCGCGCCCGCGCCGCCGTCGCCTTCATCCAACAAGGCAACGCCAGTGAGCACGCCGAACCGCACAGGGTCACCGCTATTGGGCGCGGCCGGATGATCCAGGACTAGGGCTAGCTGGTAGCCGGGCTTGTGAATCTGATTCGTCGCACCGCCCGCCATCGCAGGCATTCCGCTAGGGCTCCAGAAGAGTCGGCGGCGGGCAGGGCTAAGGACGCCGAATTGCTCCCGGCGAATGCGCCGTGGGAAGTTGCGCCAGCCGACACGCTGCGACGCAGCGAGTATGGCCATGGCTGCGCCGAACAGGGCAGCCAGCTTGCGTAGAGTGTGCATAATCGCTCTCCTTCTCCTCTTCTAGTGCCGCTAGTTCCGGCCAGCGACGGCGATCTTCGCGCCGGACTCGGTTGCGCCGAGGCGCCGGAACGACTCTTCTAGTTCCGCATCGACCTTCTCTTCATCGTCGCCCCCCGCCGCGCTACCCATGCCCTTGATGCTCCCAGACTCGGTGAGCTTGGCGAGGTAGTCGATCTCCGCCTTGGCCGCCTCCTCGATGGCCTTCTCGTAGGCGTCGCGGTCAAGCGCGCCGTCCTTGGTGGGCGGCGACTTGCTCAGGGACTCCACGAGGCGGGCGCGGGTCAGCTCCGGCAGGTGCTCGACCTTGCCCAGGACCTCCGTGGCGATCTCGCGGGCCTCGCGTAGCACGGCCCCTTCCTGGAGCCGGGCTAGCTCGGTCGCCTGCGTGGTCCGCGCTTCCTTGAGCTCGTCGCGCTCCTTCTCTGCGGCGGCGCGACCGTCTACCGCCTCCTTCAACTCCTGTTCTGTTGGCATGTTCTCATCCTCCTTCTGCTTGAGTAGCCGCCCCCTGGCGGACTCCATGAGTTCCAGTACCTTGCCGCCGGCCGCGGCCTTCGTGACGAAATCGACGCTTTCGACCTTGACCATATTCTGGACGATGGGCCCCCTCTTGCCCTCCGCCTCCCCTTCTGTTGCCTCGCCAACGGCACGGTGGCTCAGGCCGATATGCGGTGCCAACTCGCCCAGGCTACCCCTGAACGCTTCGGCCACCTGGGCGTCGGCGTAGATGCCAGGGCCAGCAGAACCATTCTTTTGCCACCGGCCATCTGAGGCTAGCGTGCCCACCAGGTCCGCAACGGAACGCTCGGGGCGCTCATGCTTCTCCGTGACCGTCGGGTGATTCAGGTACATGTGGAGGCCGCGCTTGTAGACCTTCGGGCCATCACGCTCTAGCAGTTCCGAGCTGTAATAGCCGCTGTTGCCCCAGCCCGGCGCAATGATCTTGATCGGCATGGTGCCATCCGGCCGCACGCTGCTTTCGATCAGCGGCGTAAGGTCGCTGCAGAGTTCGGCAGCCGCCTCGTTCTGTCGTTTGGTGAGTAGCTTGCTTAGTCCCTCGATGGCGCGGAGGATCGGGCCTGGCTTCTCATCACTCTCACGCAGCGGCTCCTCGAAACTCACCGCGCCGTCCTCGCCAATCACACAGCCCGCCTCGCGCATCCCGCCTGCCACGGCGTTCGCCTGACGGATGGCGCTGCCCTCGCAGTCGCTCTTGCCCGCCTCTTCGCAGGCCATGAGCGCGCCGTTCGCCACGCGCACCCAGACGTTCTTCTGCTTGTCGGATAGTCCCTTTACGTGGTCGTCTACGTCTGCGACTTTCCAGGGCATAGGGGAAGGCCCTCCTGCCTAAACAGAGGGCCTAGGTGGCCACGGGGCCGAAGGGGCCTATTGCTTCAGCGTTTCAGCTGATCATGCAATCGTCGCCTATATGCTATGCAAGGGCGCGGGGATTGTCAAGGGGCCTTCTCCGCGCTCACGGTCAATACGCCGCCCTGCAAGTCGACCTGGAGGTGCGCGCCGCAGCCCTTGCAGCGAAGCCGCTGACCCTTGATCTCCTCGGCCTCGGTGAGATGGCGGCCGCATGACGGGCAGTGGATCGAGGTGATGGTGGGGGGCGTCATCATCATTGCTCTGAGAGCATGGCGTAGATGATGCGTGCAGCCTGAGCTGTGGTCAAGGGTGTGGTCCGGGCCAACTCCAAGATTGCATGAGTGACCACCGAGGGCTCATTGAATGGCCGCGCTGTACTCATAAATGTCACGCCGCCACCCTCACGCTTGCAGGCTGGCGCCTCAGCAGCATTGTGCAGCGACACGCCGGGTGCTGGAGCGGCTGATCGACGCCGCCGGGGAAGGTGTCGTCAAGCGGTATCCAGTCGGCGCCCTCGTTGGCCGCACAGTCCGCAGAAACTCGCTTGTCCCCCACGGTGAGCCAGGACTTCTCCATGACGAGTCCCGCCGCTACCAAGTTGTCAGCGACAGCCCGGTTGCCAACCTCATAGGCGTTACCGGTCTCCGTCACCGCCACCAGATGGGAGCGGCTTCTGATGTGCTGTTGCGGTGCCGGGGTAGCGAAGCCCTCGAAGCGCTCGCGGATCGTCCTGGCGATCTGGTCATAACTCTGGCCCTCGCTGAGCCCGGTAGCGATGATAGTGCGAAGGCCGCGCTTCGTCTCATTGTTAATCGCCGCGACAGCCTCGGCGCCCTGCGCCTCAAGGAATACCGCCGCCCTGGGGTTGCTCAGATCGAACGCGCCCGTCACGCTGAAGTCCGCCATCGTATGCCCCGCCCCGAGCAAGAGCGAGTCTTCGATGGCCTGCTGGGTCGCCGGCGCAAAGAGCGATTCGCTGGCCGCAATGCTGTCGAAGATGGCCTCCCAGTTCGGCGGAAGTACGTCGCCGGGGGCCTCTTGGAGCCTGCCCGCCAGCACGCCGGCGCGGTGATTCAGCGCGGCGACGAACGCCTGGCCCTGCTTGCGGAAGGCCCGCTGCATGGCCAGCTCGATCTTGCGCTCGATGGGGCTGAGCGCCCGCCGCTTCCGGCGTGTGGTGAAGGCTTCGATGAGGCGGTCGAGGGTGGCGAGTTGAGGAGTGGTAATCACCACGGCCAGAACACCCAATACCATCCCACGCTTGCCATAGCCGCCCCCAGAGCAAACCCGAAGGTGCTACGTGGCCCAGGTGCAACCAGAACCCCAAGGCCGATGAGCCACATAGCCGTTGGCAACAGGGCTGTCACCCTCGTGTCTCCAAACCCTTCGCTGCGAAGAGCATTCGAACCTTATGCTGATCCCCGTGCTGCACAATCGCCAAGCTCTCCAACTTCCCATGAGGGCCGCCAGCGACTAGCGTCTGGCCGATCACAGCATACATGGCCACTTCACCGCCAGAGAGTTGCGGGAACTGTGCACCTTCCTCGACATGCGGTAGCACGTCAAGTCCCGGCACGCCCACCGCACACATGCCGATCTCCTCGCTCTCCCCGAAGCGTGTTTGGTGGAAGGTGAAGATCGCGCCGCGTTTGTACGTCATGCCGAGCCTCCGTTCTTGCTCGCCTCGACCAACTGGTGCACATCCTGCAACGCTTGGCCGAATTTCGCCTCCGTCGCGGTCATGTTGTCGTCCATCTGCTGAAGCATCTCATCGATGTTGTCTTCGCCCAGCACCCGTAGGAGCATCCGGGCTAGGGCCTCCTTGGTGAAGAGTTCAGCCGACGGCTTGCCGTCCAGGGTCGCCGCCATGACAATCGCTTGGATCATGGCTGCGCTGTCGCGCTCTAGGATCGGTGGCCAGTCCACGTCGAGCGTGTCGTTAACTTCGCTGCGCCACACCACCATGCGGCTGTTATCCAGGGGATCAGCCACGACGTTACCCGCGCCCCGTAGCGCACCGCTCGGTGTGCCCACAGCCTGCATCAACACGTAATCGGCGATGCTGCCGAAGATGCCGGTCCATAGCATCTGACGGGACCGCATCTTGAGCTCGGTGGGTCGATCCAGCGTCTTCGCGGTGGCCAGGTTGCCCACGTCGGCGTCGCCGGCCAGGATTGTATCAGGCAACCCGACCCCCGCAGCGACCATGAGACGCAACCCCCGCCCTTCATCCGGCGTCTGCGTCATGCCCTTGGTTGAGATGGGCGCTAGCTGGCCACCCTCGCTACCAAGGAACAAGCTCGCCACATTAGGCGGTGGGTTGCTCTCGGAACTGGAAACGGATTGCCCGAGGGTCGTTTGGAGTTTCGTCTTCGCGGCTTCTACACCCTTCTTTCCCTTGACTGTGAGATTGAAAACGAACCGGGCCCGCGCCCTTGACACGGTGGCGAAATCTTCCAGGTTCTCCTTGACGGCCTTGGCCCAGTCCAGCGCGGGGTAAACCTCAGGCACGCCGAACTTCATGTGGGCGCTCCCGCCCACCTTGCTGTGGTAGACGGGGCTGTTCCACAGAACGGGGTGCGCGCCGAAGTTGGGCGGCCTCTGCGATGGCCAGTACCGCACGTCAGGATAGAAGGCCTCGCGCTGCTGGCCCCTCACCGACCCGGTGAACCTCAAGTCCCTCTTCTGCTCGCTCCAGACACGCCGATAGAACCATGGTTCCTTGGCATCCTCGGGGTTGCAGATGATGTCGCGAATCTCCTCGACCGGGATGCCGCGCACCAGGACGCGGCCCGTCGAGATATTGGTGAACAGCGCGAAAAAGAGGTTGCCCGCAACCTCAAGTTCTTGTTCATTCTCGATCAGGGCGCGGTGATCGCTGAAGGCGGCTTGGTTCTTCGGGTCGCCCCAGAAGCCCTGCCAGACATCCTTGAGCGCTTCCTCCTCGTACATGGTCGAGACGCCCTGGCCGAAGACGTAGCCCGAGGTAACGTCGACGGCGTGATTGATGAGCGGATTCTTACGAACCGCGAGCCGGGCCAGGTGAATGATCTTCGCCAGGCCCTCACGGCTGAACTCGCGGTCGCCTTCGAGGCTGAGCTTCAGCCAGGCGGTATCCTCAAGGGCCAGCTCTAGCTCGGCCAGCCGCTCCTCGAGCAGCACGTTCGTCTGGCGCTCCTGCTGGTAGGCTTCGGCGAACTCGGCCTTAGTGGGCTTCATCATCCTATGCCCCCTTCCACGGCTCGGAAGCCGAAGGCTGCTTGCTCGCCGCTTATGATGCGCTCGATCTCGCCCCACTGTATGAGCGACCACATGGCCCGAGCTAGCTCCTCTATGGCTGGTGTGAACAAGTCCACAACGGCTATAGCGAACGCCGTGACGGCATCCGCCATACTCTCTACGCCCTTCGTCATCTTCGCCACGTCGTCCCCGATCACGTCCTTCATTCTACCACTCCTAGACTGGGCTGATCCCCACCGGCTCATCATACACCACCGTGCCCTCAAACGGCTCAGGCGGCGGCACGTAGTAGGCCAAGAGCAGCGCGTCGGCGTCATCAGGGCTGCGCCCCAGCCGCTTGCGGGTGTCGTCCTTCGGCTCGATCTTCACCCGGCCGCTGGCGTCCAGCTTGTACCGCGGCGCGATGAGCTGGGCAACCGTCATGTCGTCAAGGCCGCTGAGATCCCAACCGCTCGCCTGCGACAACTCGCGGCCAAGTTCCCACCAGAACTGATCGCGCAGCTTGGGAAAGCGCTCAGGGTTTAGGGCGCTCTGACCAACGTTGACCGCGTGAATCACCGGGCCCGCCCTACCGCCGTTAGAGGCCAGCGCCTCATGCAACATCCCCACGATGCCCCAGCCGATGCCGATGGCGTCGACCTTGACCGATGTGGCGCCCGTCTCGCGGATCGCCCCCATGATCAGGCCGACGGCCTGCTCGGGCTCCGGTGTGCGATCCCGCCAGGTGCGCCCTGCCTTCATGCCACAGCGCTCCCGCACCACCGTCCAGTCGCCGCCGGCGCCAACGTCGACGCCGAGCTCCACCGGCACTAGCTGTTCGGGCTTATGTTCGCGCTCTTCCTGGCAGCGACGGAGCCACGACAGCGGGATCACGCCGTCGCTCGTATCCTCCGGCACGAGGCCGCGCACCTTGGATTGCCAGAGCGGGCTACCCTCACCCCAGTCGCGCCGCGCCTCGTCAACGTAGAACTGGCCGACCAGCAGTGAGCGCAGATCGTCAGGCACCTCTTCGTCGGTGAAGTTTGGCGACTCGAAGGCGTCAACACGGATCAGATGCCAGCCGGAATCCGGCTTGAGAATCTTCGTACAGAAGTGGCTCGCCGGGTCGTCGGGGTTGCCGATGGCGAGGATGCGACTGTCTTCGTTTGTCATCAGCGTTTGCGCCGCGTCGAAGAGGGCTTTCGGGACACCCGCTGCCTCGTCAATGATGATCAGCACGTACCGGGCATGGATGCCCTGGAAGGCATCGGGGTCATAGTCTGACGGTTTACGCCCGAAGGCGACGAGCTCTTCGTTGCGGCCTACCTGCATCCACCACTCGGTTTGGTTGAGGCGGCCCGGCAACCTGCCCCGGCTGTGGGCCCGCCCGATCTCACGCCACAGAATAGCCTTGACCTGCGCCCCTGTCCGAGCCGTCGTCACCACGAAGGCACCGCCGGGCTCATGCTCACCGATCCACCAAGCCACCAATTGAGCAGCGATCCACGACTTGCCGATCCCATGGCAGGACTGGACGGCAACCCGCCGGTGAACCGGGATTGCCCTAGCGATCTCTTCCTGCTTCGTCCACAGGAACTCGCCTAAGCGGTCCTGGATGAAGCCCACCGGGTCGTCGGGATAGTGCTCCCTGGGTGGTGCCTGGGCGCGCACCTTCGCCGCTGTGCGAACACCCTGCCATATCTTCTCCTGAGCGGCAGGCGGGGCTAAGATGCGGGGCACCGCTCGGCCTCCTTGCCGGTAAATTGCTCCCACCGTTTCACCGCCACGTCGACATAGCGCGGTTCGATCTCCATGCCGTAGCAGCGGCGGCCCAGCTTCTCACATGCGATCAGCGTCGTGCCCGAGCCAAGGAAGGGATCGAAGACTTCCGGCGCGTCGTGGTTGCGAATCGGACGCGCCATGCACTCAAGCGGCTTCTGGGTGGGGTGCAACTCATTGACGCTCGGCTGAGGAATGTCCCACACCGTCGGTTCATTCGTTGGGCCAGCGTATCGAGACGCACACCCCTTGCGAACGCTGTAGAGGCATGGCTCATGCCGCTGCTTGTAATCCGCCGCCGCCGCACCGTAGTGAGCGTTAACCTTGTTCCACACGATCATGGAACGCGGAACGAACCCTGCGGCTAGGGCAGCCTCATACACGGGGCCACCCTGGCGGCCTGCGAACCATGAATAGACAACCTCACCCGCGAACAGGGCCAGCATTGGGCCATAGAGCTGCGTGGCATCATCACCCCGCAATCGTTCACGCTGCTCACTATTGGACGCGCCCCCTTGATAGCCCACCCCGTAGGGCGGATCGGTGACACACAGCCTCGGCGTCGCCCCATCTAGCAGCCGACCTACATCCTCGGCCTTCGTCGCATCGCCGCACACCAGGCGGTGCCCGCCCAGCAGCCACAGGTCGCCGAGCTTGGTGATAGGCTCCGGCGCCTCCGGCACGGCGTCGTCGTCGGTGAGGCCCTCGGTAGGTGGCAGCGGGTGTTGCTCAGCGAGGCCCTTGAGCAGCGCCGCCACCGCCTCGCTCTCGGTCTGTACTGATGCCAGTAGTTCGCCCAGCAAGTCGGCGTCCGCTCCAGCCATCCCCGCCAGCGGGTCGAGCGTCGCCAACAGCTTGTCCGCCTCGGCCTCATCTACGTCCAGGACCAGCACCGGCACTTCGGCGTCCGGCGTCATCTCGGCCCGTAGGTGCCCGTCGACCAGCATCAGGCCGCTAGGCGTCTCCCGGACTAGCAGCGCATCAGCATAACCGATCTCGGCCAAGAGCCCACGTAGGGCGTCAGCCTGGGCCGATGGATGGGTGCGCCAGTTCTTAGGGTTGGGGATAAGATCGCCAGCGCGGACACGCCGCAATTCCTTGATGCGATCCCGCACCTTCATACTCCCGCCGCCTTCACAATCGCATCGGCGTCTTTGACGGCCTGCGCTGGGTCCAGACCCTCACGCTCGGCCATCTCACGTATCCAGCCCGAGATGTCGATGCGCTGCGGTGCGTCTAGGCCCAGGAGCTTAGCGCGGCGATCCATGATGGACAGCACGAGCCGAGTCGCCTCTCCATCGCCTTTAGTGGCCTTCTCCCAGTGCGCCAGAAGCAGCCGATCCAGCCGGCCGAGTTCCACCTCGCGCACCTTCTCGGCAGGCTCAGAGGCGTACTGGTGCAGCATACCCGTCACATCCCGATACGCCTGGACATGGGAGACCTTCAGCGTAACGCCGATCTGCCGGTAGCTAGCACCCGCCAGCCGCAGGTCGAGAGCCTTGAGCGCCCTTGCCTCAGACTTCCCGGTACTTTTCATTGTTACTCACCCTTACAACGCGCCGGCTGGTTCTGTCAAGCGGGCCGAATGGCCCTTCTAATGCCAGCGATCTCCTGTACGGCCCAGCGAAGATAGCCGCTGGGCGACTTCACCTCCGGCTTCCATGCCCACTGCCGTTCACGGCCGACGTGGAAGTAGCGCCGCATTCCCTGGAGGGCGTCTACAACCGTAGGACCCCCGTACTCCTTCACCAGCCCTGCGGCGCCTACGTAGTCCATGTGGGCCTCGATCCAGCGGGTAAGCGCTCGGTCACTCAAACGAGAACAATTCCCAGAGGGAGAGGGGGGCGTCATCGCCGCCGCGTCGCGCGCAGCGTCGCGTGGGGTAGTAGATGACGTTGGTGGTGAGATCTCCTCTGTGATCTGTTCTCTGATCTCTGTATCTGTATCTGGGGGCGTTACAGCAACGTTTCTGAAACGTTTCACCCTGGCCGTCACATCATCCGATTTGTATTGGCGACCGCCCCAATTATGGGCCTGTAGGCCCAACGAAGTGACATCAAAAAGCCCGCGTCGTGTCAGCGTTCTGACAACGTTCTGACAACGATCTGTCCGCAAGTGGAGTGCAAATGCGCATGTTCTGACATCGGGAAGCGTTCCACGGGGGTCATTCTCATTGGCTAGGCAGAGAAGGTTGACCCAATATCTAAACATCTCAGGCCGTAGCTTTTGCACCTTGGGATCCCGCATAGCCTCTGAGTAGAAGCGGAACCACTTCATCGCTCTGCCTCCCGGCGTCCTATCCCTCCCCGCGCACTGGAGCACGGGTACTTATGGCGGCTGCCCCGCCCGCTAGTCGTGCATCAGCAATTCTGGACGTAAGCTACTCGGCACGACATGAACATGCCCATCACCTACGTCTTCGCAGACATCGAACCAGGGTGGATCACCAGGAAAGCACATATCTTCGTTAGCCTGGTGCAACTCGTGCTCAGCTATCCTGGCATCCTCCCACGCATCGTTTTTCCGTTCCCATCGCCGCCTATCTTCCCGCGTCACGCCGTCACTAAACGGGTTTCGTTTCCACCAGGCTTCTATCCGTCCCCCGATGATTTCAAGTGCCCGACGTTGTCCTCGACTCAGCCTCATCACGTCTCCTTCTCTAGCGCCTTCCGCGCCTCTAGGCCCAGCCTGAACGCGAGCTGGAACGTGCTCTTGCAGTGCAGCTTCTTCTTCATGTACTGCACATGGCTGTTGATGCCACCGCTCGTTAGGCTAAGGCGCCGTCCAGCCGCTTTGTACGACAGGCCCTGCGCGAGCAGCGCCACCACCTCAAGCTGCCGGGGTGTCAGCCGCATTGGCGCATTCATCGCAACACCTATCCGTTGCTGTTACCTCGCGGATATTGCACCGGATACACCGAGTCAGAACTAGGCCAAGAATACAGAGGCGGAACCACCGCCTAAGCATTCCATAGCGCTGCCGGCGCGTCAGGTTCATAGCCCAGCCATCCTTCGGCCAGCATCAGCGGGCAATGTGATATTCTCAGAATAGCGAGGGAGGCCATGCCGTCGACGAAACTCTGTTGCCAACTCGAAGCATGGGTTGCATAGCCAGGGGATAGGTCGGTGGCCGCAGTTTAAGCCCACTATGGTTTTCTGTATTGCCCTCTCTTTCTTATAGCGCCGCCTCCACTGCGCCCAGGAGCCATAGGCGCTCACCGCACGGCCCTCCTCAGCGTGTCAGCAATCGTTTCCATGTCCTGGGGCCGGACAACACTGGCGTACACGAACCGAACCATGTTGAGCCGGTCGATGTACGCTTCTTGCGCCGGCTTCACGACGCCCGTGTCCGTCTTCAGCTCCCAGCGCAGCATAGTGCCTGAGCGAAGCAACTCCAAATCTGGACAGCCCGGATTGGACCGCCTTGAATCATGTGTGTGGTAGACGTGCCAACCCAATGTTTCCGCCAACTCTATGACTGTCCGCATGAACTCACGCTCAGTCTGGGTTTGCCCGATCTCGCCGCGCTTGCTAGACTTAGACATGCCGTATAAAGACCCCGAAAAGCGCAAAGAGCACCAGCGCGCCTATAAAGCAGCCCACCGAGCCCGTATCCGAGAGCGGGGACGCGAGTCCTATCAGCGCAATCGTGATGCGATCCTGGCCCGGCGGGCGGATCAAAGAGGGCTGCTTACCCCCGAAGAATGCAACGTCCTGAAAGAGCGACAGCGGGGATACTCTCAGAGATGGTACGAGAAGGGCGGCCGCGAGACGCGAGCCACCTATAAAGGCAAGAACCGAGATCGCTATCGAGCCTATGTGAAGGCATATCAGAAGAGGTACCCCGAGAGAGCTCGCGAGTCGACCTTGCGGTGGGAGGCGGCACATCCAGTTGAAACGCGTCTTCGGTGGAAGACTAGTCAACACCTTCGCCGTGCTCGCTTGCACAACGCATACACCGAGCGGGTCCACTGGAAGCGCATCGAAGAACGAACTGGCGGCAAGTGCGGACTCTGCCATAGGATTGTCCGCAAACGAGAGCGCTCCTTCGATCACATCATTCCCCTTTCCCAAGGGGGCGAGCACACAGATCGGAACTTGCAACTTGTTCATCAGTCCTGTAATTCGCGCCGCTGCGACGGTAGGATTCCAGCACAGATGCTCCTCATTCCCTAGCTGAAACTTAGCCTCGGGCAGGTTCAGGACGACGGCGCGGCGGGTCATATCATGTTTCCCCCACGGGCGAAGTCTGGCGTTACATCACCGTCAAGGCAGCACCAGAGATGCAGAACCTCTATGCCGTGTTCACCTGCAAAGTTTATGTGGCGTTCCGTGGACGGAAACACTTGAAGTGCCGTTCGGTGTTCCCCGACGCAGAGCCTTTTCAGCGCCGCCAAGTCATCATAGCTTGGCATCTTGTGATCCCGTCGGCTCACGGATGCGTGAAGCCACTCACGACCATCTTGCTCCCTACACGTGCTGACAATAAAGTGCAGGTCCTTGAAGCGACCAGTATACCCATCAGCCACTACCTCAATGTCTCTGAGCGCTGGGTGAATCAGATCGGCCATCACGTATTCCTCCTACACCAGCAGTTCTCAGCACAGACCCTCACGTGCCGCACCCGTGGGGTGCGGGGCTTGCGCGGCCGGCACTTCTTCCCGCAGACGGAGCAACCATGCTTGTGCGTCCGGCGATACGCGGCTCTGCAGGATGGCCCGCAGAACCGCTGCCAACTGGTGTTGGGGATGTAGGCCTCACCGCACTGATGGCAGATGCTAGCTTGCGCGACACGCACCGGCGGGGCCTTCCCGCTAGCCATCCCCGCTCACTCCCAGGGCAGCCGGCATGTCCTTCGCAATATCCAACATAGGGATGCCAGATGGCTGACCCGGCCTGTTAGCGGCTATCTGCTTGAAATAGAAGGGCACCCTCGCGGCCGTGCACTGATCAGCGATGTCCTTTGCCCAGGCCAGCTCCATCGGTCTGTAGCCTGGGCCCGACTCGCCGCCCACAACGAGCCATGAGAGACGAGGGGCATCCTTTGGGCGGATCGCAACATGCTGGGCCGTCGAATACCTCTTGCCCCCTAAGGCATCAATCCACGATTCGTCTGTATCGGCGATCTTCGTCAAATCCACCGGCCCCAGCATCGGTTCTATCGACACCCAGTGCTTGCCGGGCGTGTCCAGCAGAAGCGGGATGCGTTGGTCGGCCCAGTGCTGGTTCTCTACCGAGACGCCGAGGTAGACGTTGGGGAGCGGCCACACCTCCGTTGGTGATGGCGCTGGTGCCCCGTCCAGGAACACGTTGGACGTCTCATGCGCCCAGGCCCAGACGTAGGCGTCGGGGTTGGTCGACATCTCAGTGAGGTACTGGTGCATCCGTTCCGCTCGCTTGGTCAACAGAAGGAAGCGGTGCCCCGGTGCCATTGACATCGCTGCGAACACCCACGAAATGAACTCGTCCGACACTTGTTCATGGAACAGGTCGCTCTGCGGGCACACGAACACGGTGCGCGGCTTGCGCCAGTGCAGCGGCTCGTCTAGCCGGCCAGGAATGAGCTGCACGTTGCTGAAGGGCAGATCGTATTGCCGCGGCAACGGCAGATCGAACCGGTTGTCAAGGCTCTGCGCCCGTGCATTCTGCGGTGGCGTACCGTCAAGCAGCGTCCCCTTCTTGAAGGCCTCACCTGTCCCTGCCAGCGCTGCCTTCACGTTGGCCTTATATCGCCGGTTGTGAAGGGTTCGTGCCCAGCACTTGTCGCAGCCCTCGCTAACGGGGGTGCACCCGACGTAGGGATTCCACACCTCGTCTGCGTAGGGGATGTTGGTGGCGCTCACGACCCCATCTCCATGCGCTGCACCTCCGCTGGCGTGGGCAGCCCTGGCGGGGCGCCTACCTCATCGCCCCAGGCATCCCAGTTGAACCGCAGCTTGCGGGCGAACACGTCCAGGTAGGGGCCCGGGGACATGGACTCTACCATGTCGTAGAAGGCGGCGGGCTTTTCGGAGTGGCGGCCCTGCTCGCCTGTGAAATGCGTAGGCATATCGGCACGTAGGCAGGGCAAGCGGCCCTTCACACAGAAGAGAACGTGTTCCGTTGTGTTGTGGTAGTAGTGGCCAGCGCCGATCCGCCGCTTACACCACGTCAAGATTGTCTTCTTCTCGACACGCCATGCTCGTGCTATCTGGTGCGCTTCTTCCATAAACCCGTTGGTACTCCAGAGATAGATATGGGCGTCGGTTTCGCACCAATCCCAGATGGGCAGTGCAGAGATCGCTTCCAGGCTCATGCACTCATACGCGCTACGCCGCCCTCGGCGGCTGAAAGAAGCATCGTTGTAGGCCCACGGCGGGTCGACGACGATGGTGCGGTAGCGCCCCTCAGTCATGTTCCGCATCCTTGCGTTCAGTCAGCGTTCCGTCCACGCAGCGAGGGTTGCGGCAGGGCTCGTGGACGGTGCGTAGCATCTCGCTCATAGCAGCGCCTCCTTGGCCTCGGCCCAAGTATCGAAGCGCCGATCCGCCAGGGCGTGAAACACATTCTCCCGCGGCCCCACGATGTAGATGGGCATTCCCTCGCCTAGCGCCAGTCCATACTCCACATGGCGGCCGCCTCGGTTTGGGCTGCTACGTGCTGGCTCCGTGAAGCACAACATCAGATCAGCGCCCTCCAGGTCGTCCCAATCCTCGGAGGCGAACCGGATGCCGATGTACTGATCGTCGCCCAGTAACGCGACCTCACTAACCTGGTGCCCACCCTTGATCCAACGCGACGTGACGGTATGCCCCATCGCTTCGATTTCAGCCGCGTAGCGCAGCATCTCCTCGCGGCGGGAGTAGCGAGACGCTAGATACACCTTAGCCATCCTTGCCCACCAGCGCGGCGCGGGCTTTACCCCCGGCCCGTTCGTCAGCCATTACGTTCCCCCAACACGCCAGCGGAGATATTGGTACTGATACCATTCCTGGCAGTCCCCACATGCGCAGGGATAAGAATGGCCTCGGCGCGGGCCAAGCCGGTCCGCCGCTTCAAGTGCCTCCCGAAGCCGAATGTTCTCGGCTGTGATCTGGGCGTGCTTGCGCTCCGCCGCTTCCAGCGCGGCGCTGGGGTCGAAGTCGGGCTTAGTCATGGGACGTCTCCCTGCCACCAGCATGTGGCCCATCCGCCGGTGCCGCCTGGGTGCTCGATGGCGTTGCTCCACCAGGCGACATTGGCGCCGACGTGATACGGGTTGGTTGGATCACCCAAGCCG